GTGACGATGAGGACTCCATCACGGAGGACGTAGAGCAGCTTGTAGATCTGCTCAAGATCGACGGCAAGACCCCGCCGAAGGTAACCAAGACGACTAAGCCAGCCGGTAAGGATGGCAAGGGCGGCAAGGGAACTGACGGCAAGGGTGGATCCGAGGACGATTCTCGTAACGATCCCCGCAAGATCGCTGAAGAGGTCGGACGCTACGGTCACCAACCATATGTTGTGCGCGGGTAATTAACCCGACCTCCCTCCTTTCGAACTAAGGAAATTCCATCATGGCAAACGCCTTCGTGAAGCCTACCGAGGTGGTTGAGACTGCCATCGCAATGCTGCAGAACGAACTCGTACTTTCGCAGCTTGTGTGGCTGAACGGAATTGGCGATTTCGCCAACAAGTTCAACGACACCATCACGGTACGTGTTCCTGCGCCTTCGGCGGCGCACAGCCGCGTCCTTCGTGGTACCGGTTCTCAGCGTAACCTGACTGTGTCGGACCTGACTGAGGATAGCTTCCCGGTCACTCTGACCGACGTGGCTTACCACCTGGCCATGCTGACCGACGAAGAGATGACCTTGGATCTGCGTAACTTTGCGCAGCAGGTTCTCGCTCGCCAGGTCCGTGGTGTGGCTGACATCCTTGAGGGCGGCGTGCGTGACCTCATCGTCAACGCCCCGTACACGGCAGCCGGTGCGGTGCACCAGGTAGCGCCGACCGACTTCTTCAAGGGAGTCAACGCGGCTCGTCGTGCAATGGACGAGAAGTACATCCCGGCAGACCGTATCCTGTTGGTGGGCACCGCCGTCGAGGAGAACATCCTCAACGACGACCGCTTCATCCGTTACGATTCGGCTGGCCAGGGTGGCGTTAACGCGCTGACTGAGGCACGCCTTGGCCGTATCTACGGATACGACATCATCGTGTCGCCGCTCATCGGTCGTGGTGACGCCTACTTGTTCCACCGCACCGCGTTCATCATGGCTACGCGTACCCCGGCTCTGCCGCTGGGTGCCGTTCAGGCTGGCGCAATCGCGTCCTCGCCAGGCCAGAACTTCGCTCTGCGTTGGTTGGTCGACTATGACCCGACGATCACGTCGAACCGTTCGCTTGTCGACTGCTACGTCGGCTACAAGGCGGTCACCGATCCTAACAGCGTCGGCTTCGTCCGCGCCCGCAAGATCCACCTGATCCCAGGTAGCGTCGATGTGGGTATCGGTTCCGCCGCTGACGCGACTGTCACTGCTGGTGCTGGCGCGGATCACACCCTTCAGTTGAAGGTTGTCGACGCCAACGGCGACGATGTAACCTCCACTGCCACCTACCTTTCCGGTACCCCGGCAGTTGCGACTGTCAACGCTGCTGGTTTGGTTACCGGTGTCAGCGCGGGATCTTCGACTATCACCGCTTCGTACGTGACTCCTTCGGGTACGCGTACTGACACGCAGGTTGTCACCGTCGTCTAAGTGAGGTTCCTATGGCCGCTCTTGTATCGGCTGTGGATTTCTCCACTTTTCTCGGCATCGAACTTCCTACTGCGGGTAGTCTTAAGCGCAGGCAGATGGATTTCTTCCTCACCGAAGTGTCCAACTGGGTAAGGGATCTCGCTAAGAAGGCGTGGATTCTTCCCGGCTCTGAACCCGCTACTGTGAGGGGTATCATTCTGGCGGCTTGCCGCCGTGAGTGGAACAACCCTAAGCGTGTGGGTTACCTGACTAAGGGTCCGCAGTCGGCTTCGTTCATTCAGAGTGCCTACCCGCCAGGGTTTTTCACCGACGCTGAGGAGCGTTACCTGCTTCGGCAGGCTGGCGGTACCGGCGACATGTGGGTGCAGGAAACGTACCGCGATGACATGGACGAGTTGAACGGCTATTTGGAGATCTTCCCGCAGGGCGGTCTGATGCCGGTGTACGCACCAGGTGACATTGGATACCCGGATTCGATTCATCCATGAGTGTAGCTCGCGTTTATCGCCCGCTCCGTGACTGGAAGGGCCAGCGCCCAAAGGATTTGGAGGAAAGCTACATCGGGGACGTGACTCAGGTCATTCTCGGTGGTGCTGCTCCTCAGCCGTTGGGTAGGTTTCCGATGACGGTTTCCACTG